TGTGGTTGGTGGGTCACCGGTTTCGGCGTCGTTCGTAACCCTATCATCCTGGCACTCAAACTTGCCTTCAAGGATGCCAAGGGCATGAAAGAACTTGTCGCCGATTCCTACTACCTTGAATTTATGATTGGTCAGCAACTCGGCGATCATCTTTACGAGGTTCTCCCCCAACGCGCCATTGAGGCGCAATGTCTTCTTCAGAGCTGGTTTAAACGCCATGCTCATCTTATTTCTTCTTGGGGCTTCGGCAACCTCACCCCTTCTCAACAGCTCCTTCGCCGTTTCTTCGAACTGCGCTTAAAACAGCGCTCTTCAATTACTTCAAATACTCTTCCACTTTTCATGCAGACTTCTGCGCCCTCTCTTGGCTCTTCCATTCTGGACTCAAAGCCGGTCCCTATAACCCTATAAATTTATCCAAATTGTACCATTTCTTTCAGATAAATTTCGTACCTTTCGATCACTTCTTCTTCTTCCATCATGTCGGACGGACATCTCGCCGCCACTGATTTGATCAACACTAGCGCTGTTTCCGTATCCCAAATTGACGTTTACTTCGACTGGAAGGTCGAAATTCGCGGGACTTGGACACCCGCCTCCGGTATCTCTGCCACGGTCGCTCAGAAGGTTCAAGCTTTTCAAGGTTTCAAGTCTCGTATGTCGGACGCTGCTTCAGTTAAAATAGTCGCACCTCTCCATGCGAAGATCATGCCTTCTCTTGGCAACAACCTGATTTGCATCATCGCGGCCATCCCGTCTTCGGCACCTGAGTCCGCCATCCCTCGCGGCTCAGGCGGTATTGCTACATGCGGCGGAGTCATACTCCAATCGTCTGAATTTTTGAACGTGGAAGCAGACATTCCATTCCCTACCGGAGTGGACTCTCTTATTCCATCACCTTACGTTCGAACCCTCATCGATTCTTCTCCCGTTTTGGTTGCTCGAGCCCTCGGCGCCCCTCGCAAGAGAGACGACAAGGCCATCAAGCCGACTTTCGTTCGCGTCATTTTCCATACGCGTATTGAAAGGTCCGGTATTTGCTGGCTTCCGGGTTTTCAGTAAGCGCGTCAGCTCCTGCCGTTCAGCAGGAGTCGTCGCGCGCTTCAATTGAGCGCCCCTCCACCCCGGTACCTCTCCCTTCTCGGGAACCGACACGGCCTTCCACTCCGATTTCTAACAAGAAATCAGTCTCCCGAAACAGAATGTCCTCTGCTGTTGGTGATTTCATCATCCCCAACCAGAAGAGCGTTTCGGATTTTCTTGACGTCTTGATTGATAATCTTGACGTCTTGAAATCTACTTTTGAGACTTCGGAGAACTGGGAACTCCTCGACGCGCCTTTCGCACCTGGCTTCTACCGGACTTTCCATGGATCATTCCAGATCTATGAGAACAAATCCTGGTCGACTCTAGCTGCGATTGACTTTCATCACAACGTCGCTTTCGAGGTTTAAAATTTCGGACAACTGTCAAGCCGCTTGGTTGAACTCTTGCGCGATTTCTTTTCGACATTCATTATCATTTCTTTCCTTCATCGTATACTCTTTCTTTTGTATTTTATCACGAAAATGTTCATCTCACCGCTCTCATTTGGTTAAAAAGACGCGAAAAAAAAAAAAAAAAAAAAAAAAAGACAACACAC